AGTTGATAATCCATATTCTTCGCCCACAAGTGTAATTTACTCTGTAACGCCTTCAGTTTCAGTTGGTGCTATAATTGCCGATAAACCTCCGCAGTTACTTTGGAATAAATTGGTAAGAGGTCAATATTCTCAGTTGAGAGTAGTTCTTTTAGGAACAGATTTGCGACCTCTTGCTATTCAAGATGGAGCGATAACTATCATTTTAGCAATTGCGGACGAAGCAGAGGCAAATAGAGGTTTATCCAAATAATAATATATTGCTTAATTATATGAACGATTTAGGCGAAAACCAATTGAACCGAATGTATGATGACTTTACGAAGGAACATACCAAACTACAAACTGAATTGAGAAATGGGGTTGATGATACTTCCAAAGAGAAGGATATTGAGAAGCAACTTGTATTGCTTAATACTATCGCAACTAATATAATCCGCTTGAGGAAGTTGAAGAAACAAATTCTAGAGAAGAGCAAACTTTAGAAGAATAAAATATAGATATAGTATATAATGCCTTCTAAGATGTATTTTAGGACTGGTGGTGGTATCTCTATTCATCGTCATCAAACGAGAGGAATGACTGGGTGTGGAATTGGAGCAGTTCTTTTAAGCCAAGGTGGTCCTGGAGGTGCTTCCAGTTATGATACCCCCACCCAATATGCTGAAATGACTGGTCGGGGTTGTGGAGGTTTAGGCGGAAGTTCGGCACTTGCGAACCTTCGTATTAGCAAGGGTATGGGAATGAAGAAGCCCAAGAATATTAACTTCTCTCTTTAGGCGGTAGAGATTTAGAGCAATTTATAAATATTATTATCTCAACATAAGATATAATAATGTCCTGCGATAAACTCGTATTTGATTTGTCCCAAGAGGTTGAGGGGTCTCCCTCTGTTTTCGTCAAGAAGGACTGGGTATCTATTATTGATAACCAGAACCAGAATTATGCTTCCAATCAGTCTGTTATTGATACTTCCCAGTTGTCTAACTCTAACAAGTATATGTCTTACAGGGAGGGTTACCTGAATATCCCGCTACTACTAACGCTCACCTCCAACAATGCTACTGCTTCTATTCTTGCCATTGACCTTGCTCCTGAGACTGCTGCGACTTCTTGTGATTATGCTGTTGGTCTTAAGAACTGGTTTGGCTCTATAATTCACTCGTTTAGTCTTGATTATAATGGAACGACTATCGTTCAGCAGACTCCGTTTATTAATATGTGGAACTCATTTAAGTTGATGACTACGCTCTCTTGGGCTGATGTAGCAACTATTGGTTCAACTATTGGGTTCTATCCTGATGACCCTACTACCTGGCAGTATAACTCTGCTACTTTTCTCGCTGGAATTGGTGTCTGTAATAATAGTAATATTAGTGCTGCTGGAAATCCTGTAGTAAGTGCTGCTTTGGCTAATGGTGCTTCAGGACAGGGAAATAAGGGTTTCCAGACTCGCCAGAAGTGGATTTCTTATGATGCTGATGGAGTTATTGGTGAAACTACTGGGACTGATAAATTGTCTCTATTTATTCCTGCTACTACAGCAACTACGCTGTGGAAGTCATACATTAGCAAGAAGAAGAACGCTGCTGCTGCTGCGACTCAGGGAGTTATTCAATGGACTATTAACGCAGTTGTTTATTTGAAGCACATTCACTCATTCTTCCAGCAAGTTCCTCTGCTTAAGGGTGTATTTATGAAGATGACTATGGCACTCAATAACACTTCCGTTACTTATGGAAAATCTACTGCTGGAAAACTTTCGCTTACGAGCGTTTCTAATGCTGTTGGAGGTATTTGTCCTCTAATGATTGCTTCTAGTGTCGCAAATAATGGAGGAGCTACTGCTCTCGGGTCTTCAGCTGCTCCTACTGCTGCTCTTACTGGAATTGTTAGTATTGCGGTTGGAAAGAATGTTCTTGACCCTACGCAGAGTGGTGGTTCTGTCTATCCTGTTGATGTAGGAAAAGCGGGGCAGAGCATTACGCTTTATGTCCCTGCTTACACTTTTAACCCGACTTTTGAGAGTGCTTATCTTTCTTCTCCTGTCAAGAGTGTGAAATATACTGATGTTTATCAGTATCAGGTTCTTGGTATTACTACTGGGACGCAGTTCAATCAGTTGGTTACGAACGGAATTGCTGGTATTAAGTCTGTCCTAATTCTCCCTTTTATTTCTTCTGGTGCTGCAGCAATTAGTTATCCTGCTTACCAGTCTCCGTTTGACCCCGCTGGTGCTGGACCGACTTCGCCTATGGGTATGATTACTAACTTCAATGTTGTTATTAGCGGACAGAATATGCTTTACAATACGCAGAGGTATCCGTTTGAGGAATTCACTCAGCAGTTGCTTGGTGTCAATGCGGTCAATGGCGGTCTTACGGACGGGCTCACTTCTTCTCTCATAGACCAGACTGCTTTTGAGAACGAGTATTGCTACTACTATGTTGATGTGTCTCGTATGCTTCCTGTTGAGGAGACTGTCCCGAAGTCGGTTCAACTTGTTGGAACTAACTCTTCTGCTTTCAAGATGGACTATATGGTATTTGTTGAGTATGGTTGCTCGGTTGATATTGATATTCTCACTGGGGCGAGGGTTTAGGCAAAATAAGCCATTATCTCTATTTTAATGAAAATCCATTATTTATTATCTTATCATAATATATAATGCCCCAGTTGAAGTTGCTAGTTGATGGGAAAGAGCCCAGTATGAGCGATATGAAGAGGATTGGAATATCCGCTTCTTTGAAGCAGTTGAGTAAGTTGCGTAACGGACACAAGGTGAGGGTTACTTCTGGTGAAGGTTGTTTGATGATTCACCCCGATAGGTATGACACTTTGACCCACACTTTTATGAGGGGAAAGGGAATGACTGTCCAGTTGTCTCCCCAAGAGATTATGGCGAATAAGGGAATGATGGCTGGAGAGGGTATTTTTGGTCCTGGGTTTGACAAGTTTCTTGGAAAGATTGGAATTAAGAAGCAGGTATATGCTCTTGGAGACAAGATTAAAGGACCAATTAAGAGTGCGATTAAGGCAATTGCTGACAAAGCCCCTGGCGCTCTTGGTGCTGCGGGAGCAACTCTTGCTACTGCTGTTGGTGCGCCTGAACTTGCTCCTCTTGCTATTAAGGCGGGACAGGAACTTGGAAAGAAGGCGAGGAACTATAGCAACAAGCACATAATTGGATATATTGATGACCCCGCTTCCTACCAGAAGAATCCTAGTAAATTTGGTGATATGAAGGGTGTTGGACTTAAGGAGGATTTGTCTAAATCAATGAGGCATCACAAGAGGGCTTCTCTTAGTCTAGCACAGGCTCAGGCAAACGCTCATAGGAATATGTTAGACTCTTCTTCTTTTGGTGGAAGTGGTCTTTATGCTGGTGGTGGTCTATATGCTAGTGCTAGGGGTGGTAGGTGTGGTGGTTCAATTGTTACTGCGAAGCAGTCTATGATGGGTTGCGGACACCCCGCTATGGCTTCTCAGCCTCTTGCCACTAACTTCCATCAGCAGTTCCAGTTGCCTTCTCAGTTCCAGAAGTTCCACCAGCAGGGAGCAGGATTGTATTGTTAAATACATTAATGAATATTATTAAAAATTAATTTCTTTCTTAATAATATAGAATGTCTCTCACAGATTTTCAAATTGAAGAGTTAAGCAAGAAGATGGGATTCCCTTTAGAACAAGTTTGTTTTAAGGACGAACTTCCATACAAAATTAAATACAATAAATCATATGTGATTAATTTAGAGAATGAACTAGGTCCAGATGGAAAACCTAATGTTGGAACTCACTGGTGTTGCTTTCAAGTAAATAAGTATCCAAATGGAAAGATTGAGCCATTTTACTTTGACCCATATGGAATGCCTCCTCCTGAAATAATTAAGAAGACTATAGAACGAACTTGCGGACAGAAACTTCCATACAATATGAAGGATATACAATCACTAATGAATAATGCTTGTGGTTGGTATTGCTGTGCTATGCTTCACTATATAAATGCTTTTAAACACCGAAGAGGTGATTTGTATGAAGATGTAGAGGATTTTTTAGATTTATTTGATAATTTGAATACTAGTGTTGATTTCAAGAAGAATGAGTATATTCTTAAACATTTCTTTCAGCCTAGTGACCCAAAGTTGAGAAAAGAGATTGAAATTGATACTAATCCAAATGAGATTATTGGTGAGGACACTGGTGGATTTGATATGATGAAACTACCTGTTGATGTTAAAATGAGAAAATAAAATCTAATGTTAATATATAATGGATAGTATTGTTTTAGAAGTCCCTTTTGCCAGAACTATTAGTGTATTGGCTTTTCGCTTGAGGGTATTGGACCTAACTTTAGGAACATCTGTAAAGTTCGCCGTTCATTTGGAATGTGAGAGCGGTGGCAAACCATTCACCGATTACAAGGAGGTTATTGTTGAAGGTGAGGAATATCTCGCTTGGGGAAGCGATGACGCTTACATAATCGGTCTTGTAAAGACTAAACTGGAGAGTATTCTTTAAA